GCTGCCCGAGACGCCGATGGACGGGTTCATCAAGGCCCGCGAGTCCGACGTCCGCGACCTCGCCGCCGTCCTGCAGGTGCCGCCCTACATGTTCCTGGGGATCTCGGCGAACATGCAGGCGGAGTCTCTCGCCGCCGCGCGCTCCGCTCTGATGGCGAAGAGCATCGAGCGCCGCACCGGCTGGGGCGAGAGCCACGAGCAGCTGATGCGCCTCACGGCCAAGATCCGCGGGAACACCGAGGAGATGCAGGCCTACGACATGGAGGTCCGCTGGCGCGACACCGAGGTCCGGCCCCTGATTCAGGCGGCCCAGGCCCTCGGCAACCTCGCCCAGCAGGTCGGCGTGCCCCTGGAGATGCTGTGGAGCATGATCCCCGGCTGGTCGGACTCCGACGTCGAGCGGGCCAAGGATCTCGTCGAGGTCCAGGGCATGGATCAGCTCCTGGCTGAACTGGCCGGGCAGGTCACGCCTGGTGCGACGGGTGCCCCGGGTGTGGGCACGCCGCGCGGCCAGGTCACGAAGATCCAGTGACCGCCCCCGTCGCGCTCGCGGCCGGCGCCGGCAGCCTGGTCGTCCTCGATGCGGCCTACCGCGAGGCCATCGCGCGGACCTCGGCCGCCGTCATCCGCGTGATGCTGGCCGGCTGGTCGGTGGTCGACGTCGATGACCTGGCCGGCACGGGCGAAGACTGGATGACGTCCGCCGTCGCCGCGGTGCTCGGCGGGCAGCGCAACGCCTACGGCCTGGCCAACGCCTACACCGCCCAGGTGCGCCGCCTGTCGGTGCCGGGCGCCCCGGCCTTCACGCCGCCGCCGGCTGAGCCTCCGAACGTGGAGCAGATCCGGAACAGCCTGGAGTTCACGGCGATCAAGACCACGGCGCGCGAGTACGGCAAGGCGAAGAACTTCGCCGAGGAGCAGCGCCGGCCGGCCGTGGTCGATCCATCCGGCTTCTCCGAGGGGTTCGTCTACGACGACAAGTCGCCGGCCGCCGTCCCCAAGCAGAAGATCCTGGAGGACGGGATCGTGCGCGCGAGCGGCGCCGCGGTGCGCCACGTCACGACCGCCGGCTTCGACCAGATCAAGCGGAACGTCCAGGCCGACGCCGCCGCGCTGGGCTGGTACCGCACCACGAAGACCGGCTGCTGCTTCTTCTGCGCCATGCTGGCCTCCCGCGGGATGGTCTACAAGGAGAAGTCCTTCGAGGCCTCGAATGCCCGCTTTAAGGGCCCCGGCGAGCAGAAGGTCCACGACCGCTGCGGCTGCGGCCTCCGGCCCGTTTACACCATGGACGACGAGCTGCCCGATCAGACCGAGGAGTTCGAGCAGCTCTGGGCGGACTCCGCGGACGGCTCCGGCAAGCAGGCGATCCTGAACTTCCGCCGCGCATACGAGGGGCGGGTTGCGCCGCAGCCTGGGCGCTGATAGACTTTCTCTCGGCGGGATAGGGGAGTTCGGTTGTCCCCGCGGCCCTCATAAGGCTGAGATCCTGGGTTCGAATCCCAGTCCCGCTACAAGGCAGCGTCGAGTCACCAGTGAGCCACCAAGGCCCCATCAAGGGCCGCGGATGCAACAGGCTGGAGTCCGGATCGGCCTTCGGTGGCACCATGCAGCCCGCGAGACCCCTGACGAGCACACGCCGTCGGGGGTTTCGTCGTTGTAGTGACTCAAATCGCACTACCTCGTGACGGATCGGTCCCGTACACTCGCAGGTACACCAAGCCGCGGGGGAACGGCTTGACAACTTCTGCCCTACGAACGGGGAACCCCCATGCCTGGACGTCACCGCAAGCCCACCGCCCCCAGCCGGACCGCGCAGCGCGCCGCGACCGGCTCCTTCGCCGCTCTTGTGGCCACCGGAGCTTTCGTGCCCGGCGCCGCTCAGGCGGACCAGCTCCCGTTCACCGAGGCGCAGACCATCGAGCTGCCCCGGGTCGAGGTCGCACCGCCGGCCGAGCCCGTCGAGCTGCCGGCCTTCACCGTCGAAGTCCAGCCCGGGGACTACCTCTTCGCCATCGCGCAGCGCAACGGCCTCACCAGCTGGGAGCCGCTGTACGAGGAGAACCGCGAGATCATCGGCGACGACCCGGATCACATCGAGGTAGGTCAGGTGCTCACCTCCACGCCGGCTGGCCGGCACCGCGCGCCCGCGCCGGTCCCGCCGCCGACCGAGCCGACGCCCGAGGTCCAGGACAACGACGTCGTCGTGCAGGAGAGCCTGCCGCCGGTCCCGCCGGCCGCCGCACCTGCTCCCGAGCCGGCCCCCTTCGCCGGAGTCGGCGCCGCACGCGCCGTCGAGATCGCGCTTGCCCAGATCGGCGACCCCTACGTCTGGGCTGCGACGGGCCCGAACAGCTTCGACTGCTCCGGTCTCGTCCAGTTCGCGTTCGGTGGCGCAGGCATCGCGCTCCCGCGGGTCAGCTCCGCCCAGGCGCAGGCTGGCGTGCCCGTCTCGCGCGCGAACCTGCAGCCCGGCGACCTGGTGGCCTTCTACAGTCCGGTCAGCCACATCGGGATCTACATCGGCAACGGGCAGATCGTCCACGCGCCGACCAGCGGCGACGTCGTCAAGGTCGTCGACCTGGACTCGATGCCGACTCCGACGGCAATGCGGCGCGTGGCCTGATACTCTAGGGGGCTCACCGCGACGGCCGAAGGCGACGTCGCACCGAAGCACCAAGGAGTGCATCGTGATCGAGTTCGAGAAGTTCCTGGCCCCCTGGGAGCACGACGGCGACGGCAAGGCGCTCGATGAGCCGGCCGAGGTCGAGCCCGGCAAGCTCAAGAAGTTCATCTACGACCTCCTCTCCGACAAGGAGAAGCTCGGCGAGACCGTCGCCGACAAGGAGGCCGAGCTGGCCAACGCCCAGGAGACGCTGACGACCATGCAGCGCGAGAAGGAGACCGAGGACGAGCGCCGCGCCCGCGAGGACAAGGAGCGCGAGGAGCGGTACGCCGCGCTGGAGGCCGAGAAGGTCGAGCGCGACAAGGTCAAGGCCATCTCCAAGCACTTCAAGGAGCAGGGCATCGAGGCGGACCGGGCCGAGCGCCTGGCCGGCCGCGTGACCGGCAAGACGGAGAAGGACTGGATCTCCTCCGCCGAGGAGCTGGTCGAGGACGGCTTCCGCCTGAGCGACAAGCCGGCCGTCGAGCAGGAGCGCGAGCAGGAGGAGGAGGAGACCGACGGTCTCACCTCGACCCCGCGCCGCGTCGTCCGCTCGGACGGCAAGCCCCCGAAGACGGCGAAGGAGTCGACCAAGTCCTTCGCCGAGGAGCTGGACGAGCTGATCCCCCGCACCGAGTGGTGATTCTCCGGAACTCCTGGTAGAATCACCACGACGTCGAGGTGGGGAAGACCTCGGCGTCACCGGGCGCGTAGCTCAGTTGGTAGAGCAGCGGATTCTTAATCCGCGGGTCGCAGGTTCGAGCCCTGCCGCGCCCACTCCGGTGTAGCTCAGTTGGTAGAGCGGGAGGCCGTTAACCTCCGACAGCGTAGGTTCGAGTCCTGTCACCGGAGCCGGTCCCGGTTCGTCTAACGGTAGGACACCGCACTCTGGATGCGGTAATCGAGGTTCGAATCCTTGCCTGGGAGCCCTTCGCTCTTGACAGATGGCACACTCATGCCGTAGGCGTGTATCCTCGGTCAGGACGAGCCCCGCCCGGGGGTGTCTACCACCAGAAAGCGAAGAGGGAGCAACCCCCGATGGCCGTTCTCAAGGCAAAGACCGAGAAGATCGTTCCGTTCTTCCTGGGCCTGTGGCAGCGCGAGCAGCTGCTGTCCATGCTCATCACCCGCTGGGGCGGCGACCAGTTCAAGGGCGCGCTCGGCGACACGATCACGGTCAAGACCAACGACCGCAAGATCGCCACGGCCCGCGAGTACACCTGGCGGACCCGGCCCGAGCCGATCAAGCTCGACGACATCACCGGCTACGAGGACGGTCTGACCGTCAAGCTGGACACGCACCTCTACTCGGCGACCGGCCTGACCGACGAGCACTTCACGCTCGACGACATCCAGTTCGCCACCGACGTGCTGCAGCCCCAGGCTGCCGCGGTCGGCGAGGAGCTGAACGCGCGCTGCATGGCCGCGTTCCGCGCCGCCCACTGGAAGC